GATCAAGAGCCTGTCCAATGTGCATAAAAAAATCCGGAAACAAGTGAGCGTTTCCGGATTCTTACACAGCCACTGGATCGGTCAACTGATCCTTAACTGATCGGCATTACCCCTAAAAGCTGGTCTTTTTTTACTTTATCGCCAATCGCCACCGACAGCGTTTTCAACTGACCGCTGACCTGCGCGCCCACGTCAACCTTACGCAGCGCGTCCAGCTTTCCGGTCGCCAGCACGCTTTGCTGTAAATCACCGGGGCGCACAATCAGTGTCTGATAAGTCGGCACGGGTGCGTTAAGAATTCTCCATAACGTAATCAGTCCGGCGATGACTATCACCAGCGCAATAACGTAACGCTTCTTCACGATTTTCCGCTTTTTCATAAATATTCTGAATACTCCATATGCCAATCCGGGTCATTAACTTCAACGAAATATCAACAAAACCCTAAAATTTACGTTAGTAATCACACTATTGATGTTTGGTTAAGATACGCAATGGTGAAATCGACGTCATGTATAACCATTGATTTCATGAATATGTCGCAGCTAACTGAACGGACCTTTACGCCATCTGAATCTCTCAGCAGCCTGTCACTTTTTCTTAGTCTGGCACGTGGACAGTGTCGGCCGGGTAAATTCTGGCATCGCCGTAGTTTTCGCCAGAAATTTTTGCTGCGCTCGTTGATTATGCCGCGTTTAAGCGTTGAGTGGATGAACGAACTTTCCCACTGGCCTAATCTCAATGTGTTGTTAACGCGCCAGCCGCGACTGCCTGTGCGTCTGCATCGCCCTTACCTTGCGGCGAATCTTAGCCGTAAGCAATTGCTGGAGGCGTTACGTTACCATTATGCGTTACTCCGCGGATGTATGTCGGCGGAAGAATTCAGCTTATATTTGAATACCCCCGGGCTGCAACTGGCGAAGCTGGAAGGCAAAAACGGCGAGCAGTTCACGCTTGAGCTGACCATGATGATCTCAATGGATAAAGAAGGTGACAGCACAATCCTGTTCCGCAACAGCGAAGGTATTCCTCTGGCAGAGATCACGTTTACCCTGTGTGAATATCAGGGGAAAAGAACGATGTTTATTGGCGGACTGCAAGGCGCAAAATGGGAAATTCCACATCAGGAAATCCAGAATGCGACGAAAGCCTGCCACGGGCTATTTCCCAAACGCCTCGTGATGGAAGCGGCCTGTCTGTTTGCCCAACGTTTGCAGGTAGAGCAGATTATTGCCGTCAGCAATGAAACGCATATTTACCGCAGCCTGCGTTATCGCGATAAAGAAGGCAAGATCCATGCCGATTACAACGCTTTCTGGGAATCGGTTGGCGGCGTATGTGATGCTGAACGCCATTACCGCCTTCCAGCACAGATAGCACGAAAAGAGATTGCCGAAATCGCCAGTAAAAAACGGGCTGAATACCGTCGGCGCTATGAGATGCTCGACGCTATTCAGCCACAAATGGCCCACGATGTTTCGCGGTTAATCCGCGCGACCGCGCGCCAGCCACAGCACGCGTGAGAACATTTTTTTCAGCAGCGTCGGTACGGAGTCCACACCACGACGTCCGGCCTCCATTGCCACTTCTATGGCAAGATCGGGTTTGGAAGAGCGATGGATCGCTTTCGAGATAATTTTGCGCAGATTCATCGGTACATTTTCCGGGATTTGCGCCACGCGGTGGAACACATCGGAAAATCCCTGGCGATACATAAAATGTTCCATATCCAGCGCCGGTAACGCCGTTAAATGTTCTCGTTCGGCTTCCCGATCGTTATTCAACAGGCTGCGTACCGTAGCGGCATATTTCTTCCCTGCTTCATCGCCATCGACCAGTACATGCCATTCAATCCCCATTCGGCGGGCAAATTTAACCAGTGGCTTTAGCCCGGACTGGGCAAACTCAATGACCTTGATCCCTTCGGCATCAAAATGATGTCCGCACTGACGCGCCAGTTCATTGATAACCCAGGTTTCCGTTTCCCCTTCCACCAGCAACCAGCAGCGAGCAAACAGCGATGACGGACGATTAAAACGAATGTGAAAAGAGATGCGGCGGCTGTCTTCGGTGCTCAAGCCACTTGGCCCCAGACGCCAGGCGGCAACACGAGAAGATTCACGCACCAGGCGGCAAACATGTTCCACTGGAGTTAACGAAAGCAGCTCGCCAGAGTTGGTGGTAGCAATACGCTGTAAAGGCAAAAGATTCAACAGATGCCAGGCAACGGAAAGCATAATCGGATGCAGGCGGGTTTCTGGATCTTCAATTAGCAATAACGGACGCGCGTCTTTATCCAGTCGCAATGTGCCTTTTGCCTGCAATAAAGTAGCAAACAGGCCGAGCAAAATAACCCGATACGAGCGCCCTCCAGGTCGGTCAATCATCCGGTTGATGATGTCCAGATAGCGCCAGCTTCGTTGCTCATTGCTGGCCCGCCGCCGCATTAAACGATATCGCGCCTGTCCAGCCCCCTGCTCAGAGAAATAATGCTCAAGCAACTGCACCATTGCGGAAAGTCCCTGACGAATCTGTCCATCAGAGAGATTTTGCGGATGTGAGGACAACTCACGGGCGAGGAAATCGAGCTGGCGCGCGGTGACTTCCACATTGGGAACATTTGGCACCGTGCCGTTACGAATACGGCGCATAAAACGGGCATCACGCAAGCGCAGCACCGGCATTAAACGCACCAGATGGCGTGCCTGATCGTTAATATCCTCAACATCAATCGGATGTCCGTCTTTATCGAGAAAACTGCGCAGTGTCATCACGCTGCCGTCTTCCGCACTCTCCCCTTCCAGACGATAAAAAATACGGTGATAGCCATCGGTGCATGGCGTCCAGCACGCTTCCAGCGGCCGATAACGGCGAACCCGATGTCGGCCTGGCAGCGATTCGCGGAAGATCAAAATAATATGCAGATGATGTTCTCGCCCGTTGATATCTCCCGGCGGGAACCAGAAATCGTCGCGCTCAAAATGGTAGAGATCTGATTCTGGCGATAGCAGCAGGGTTAAGGCGTCCAGCAAGCTGGATTTACCCCACGCGTTCTCCCCAATCAGGACGTTGTTTTGTTCCAGCATCAACGACAAACGGTTGATACCGCGAAAACCCACAATTTCAACGCGCTCAAGAATCATATCCCCTCCAGAAATATGTGACTTATCCTTTACGCTGGCAGTATAACGGGAAAGGCCTTGCTAATACGTGATGACATCACATTTAAGCATGGCAAATGTCTGAAAAATGAGCGAATAATCGCGTTATACTCCCTCTTGCTGATAAGCCCGCAAAAACAACAAAATCAAATAATTAGCATGATAAATTATTTTTTATTACGCCTAAAGGATTAAATCTTTTGCTTGCACTACACTGTCAATCAGACAAATGACTATATGGGGCAACCCGCTGTTGCCCTAAATCAAATTTACTGGATTTATTTATCTGGTGAATGACTCGCCTTCGTTTTTAAAATAGCCGCGCATTATTTCCGTCGTCATTTTTTTACGACGACCCTATAAAACGACCATATTTTTCACAGGGTCAATTTTTAATTGAGGTGGATATGTTCAGAAAATTAGCAGCTGAATGTTTTGGTACTTTCTGGCTTGTTTTTGGTGGTCATTTTAACCCGGCGGTCACTATTGGTTTATGGGCTGGCGGACGTTTCCCGGCAAAAGAATTCGTTGGCTACGTAATTGCCCAAGTTGTCGGCGGTATTGTTGCAGCGGCGCTGCTGTATTTAATTGCCAGTGGTAAAACGGGTTTTGACGCGGCAGCCAGCGGTTTTGCTTCTAACGGTTATGGCGAGCATTCACCAGGCGGTTATTCCATGCTTTCCGCGCTGGTAGTTGAACTGGTATTGAGTGCGGGCTTCCTGTTAGTGATCCACGGTGCAACCGACAAATACGCTCCGGCAGGTTTTGCGCCGATCGCTATTGGTCTGGCCTTAACCCTGATTCACTTAATCAGTATTCCGGTGACTAACACTTCTGTTAACCCGGCGCGCAGCACCGCGGTTGCTATCTTCCAGGGCGGCTGGGCATTAGAACAACTGTGGTTCTTCTGGGTGGTGCCAATTGTCGGCGGCATTATCGGTGGTCTGATTTACCGGACCCTGCTGGAAAAGCGTGATTAATTAGCATTGGCATTTTATCTGCCCTGGTTGTTTTATCTTCGACATTACAAACCGCACGGGTATTGGTGGCGTCAAAATCGCTGAAGCGTTCCCCGAAGGCCGGGGCAGCCCACATGGATGTGGGCTGAGGGCGCGTCTTACAGGACGTTACCTCGCGCCCGACCCGGTTGCCGAAGGGGATAAGCTGAAGGTACCGCGCAGCGGCGATTTTGTTCGCCAGAGCCCGGGGGTGCAGGGCTGAGGAATCCCCAGAAAACGAGACAGACATAGCATTATGTGATCTACTGATTTGTGCCAACAATTCAATGAGATCACTGCTATGCCTGTTCATAAAGTATGTCAGAATTTCTTCCGGGATGCCTTAGCACCATTTCATCAGTACCGACAAAATGCCCTGATGGATGCCACAGTGGCGTTAATCAACGGAGCATCTCTGACGCTGACCAGTATCGGACGTTTTTTGCCGGGTAATGCACAAGTTAAGAATAAGATCAAACGTATTGATCGCCTCATGGGTAATGAGGCGCTCCATCGCGATATTCCAATGATTTTCAGGAATATCACTTCAATGCTGACACGGCAGTTATCTTTATGTGTAATAGCCGTAGACTGGAGTGGCTATCCCTCCCAGGAGCATCATGTTCTTCGTGCCAGCCTTCTGTGTGACGGGCGTTCCATTCCGTTATTGAGTAAGGTTGTTCCTTCTGAAAAACAAAATAATCCATTGATACAACATGATTTCCTTGATTCCCTTGCTCAATCCCTGCCCCCCGATGCCAGGGTTATTATTGTCACGGATGCTGGATTTCAGAGCGCATGGTTTCACCATATTACTTCTCTGGGCTGGGATTTTATTGGTCGGATCAGAAATAACGTTCAGTATTGCCTCGATAACGCGCCTGAAAGATGGTTAAAAGTGTCGGATAGCCCTGAATGTAAAACACCGGAATATATGGGGGCTGGAAGGCTGGTTAAAGAAAGGAAAAAAAGCATCCGGGGGCATTTTTACACCTATAAGAAATCGGCAAAAGGGCGAAAAAAGAAACGTTCGAAAGGTCAGAGTGGTTTAAACAAAACAGACAAAGAACAGAGCAAATCAGCAAAAGAAGCCTGGTTGATCTTCAGCAGTACAAATGACTTCAGAGCGCGAGAAATCATCAAGTTATACAGTCGGCGAATGCAGATTGAGCAAAACTTTCGTGATGAAAAGAACGGGCGCTTCGGATTTGGTCTTCGGGCCAGCAAAAGTCGTTCAACAGGAAGAATTCTGGTTCTGAGTCTGCTGGCAACGTTGAGCACTATCGTAATGTGGTTACTCGGTTATCACGCTGAAAATAAAGGGTTACACCTGAAATATCAGGCTAACAGCATTAAATCCCGGCGGGTTATCTCATATCTGACGTTAGCGAAGAATGTTCTTCGACACTCGCCACTTATTTTAAGACGAACAGTACTGAGCACAGTTCTAAACCATCTGTCCAGAACCTACCGAAATATGGTGCTGGTTTATTAGCAGTAATTTTGTGGGGATCCCTCAGCCCTGAGGGGGCTCCCGGAAACGTCCCACGGTGCGAGCTGCATCTTAAATCAGGTGTGGTAAAACTGTTTGACCCTCTCACTCCGGAACTGTTACGGGCGCTAATCCGCGAAATGAAAGGGGGTATCCGATGATAACGCTGCCGACCGGTACCAAAATCTGGATCATCGCTGGCATCACAGATATGCGTTGTGGCTTCAATGGCCTGGCTTCGAAGGTGCAGAACACGCTGAAAGATGACCCGTTCTCCGGGCATATCTTCGTCTTCCGGGGCCGCAGTGGCAAAATGGTGAAAATACTGTGGGCCGATCGTGACGGGTTATGCCTGTTCGCCAAACGCCTGGAACGGGGCCGCTTCGTCTGGCCGGTGACCCGGGAAGGGAAAGTGCACCTGACGCCAGCTCAGTTATCCATGCTACTGGAGGGGATCGCGTGGCAACATCCCAAACGGACAGAACGGCCTGGCATCCGGATATAACCCGTGATAAAACAAGGGAATGAACAATGAACTCCCCGATGATATTGAGCTGCTTAAAGCCATGTTGCGTAAGCAACAGAGTCGGCTTCGACAGTATGCCTGTCAGGTCGCGGGCTATGAGCAGGAAATTGAACGGCTGAAAGCGCAACTCGACAGGTTGCGTCGTATGTTGTTCGGCCAGAGTTCAGAGAAAAAGCGTCATAAGCTTGAAAATCAGATCCGACAGGCAGAAAAACGACTGTCGGAACTGGAAAACCGGCTGAACACAGCCAGAAATCTTCTGGAAGATGCATCGTCAGTCACCGATTCACCTGACACCAGTCCCCCGTCAGAAAACCCGATCGCCAGTAAGCCTGAATCCCCGGGACGAAAATCTTCACGAAAACCGCTGCCGGCAGAACTTCCCCGGGAGACACATCGCCTTCTGCCTGCTGAAACCAGTTGCCCGGCCTGTGGAGGTGTTCTGAAAGAAATGGGGGAAACAATCTCAGAGCAACTGGATATCATTAATACCGCCTTTAAAGTTATCGAAACCATACGTCCCAAACTGGCCTGTAGCCGGTGTGATGTCATCGTTCAGGCACCACTTCCCCCTAAACCGATCGAACGCGGTTATGCCAGTGCAGGGTTACTTGCACGGATCCTGGTCAGCAAATATATGGAACATATCCCTTTATATCGCCAGTCAGAAATATACGCGCGACAGGGCGTGGAGCTGAGCCGTAATACCATGGTGCGCTGGGTATCAGAAATGGCAGACAAACTCCGTCCTCTGTATATAGCGCTGAATGACTATGTTCTGGAGGCAGGAAAGGTGCACGCAGATGACACTCCGGTGAAAGTACTGGCCCCGGGGAACGGAAAGGCGAAAACGGGTCGTCTGTGGGTATACGTCAGGGATGATCGTAATGCGGGTTCATCCCTGCCGGCAGCCGTCTGGTTCGCGTATTCGGCAGATCGCAAAGGAGAACATCCGCAGCTCCACCTGGCAAAGTATCAGGGCGTACTGCAGGCTGATGCCTATGCAGGTTATAACGTACTGTACGAAACGGGCCGGGTGAAGGAAGCCGGGTGCCTGGCCCACGCCCGCCGAAAAATCCATGACGAGGATGTGCGCCGTCCGACAGAAATGACTCAGGAAGCGCTCAGACGGATAGCAGAGTTATACGACATAGAAGCGGAGATACGTGGCAGTCCGGCAGAGGAACGGCTTGCAGTCAGAAAAGCCAGAAGCGTCCAGTTGATGCAGTCGTTGTACGACTGGATACAATTGCAGAGGAAAACGCTGTCGAAACATGCGGAGATGGCGAAGGCGTTCGACTATATCCTGAATCACTGGAATGCGCTGAACGAGTTCTGTCGTGACGGCTGGGTGGAAATAGACAACAACATCGGTGAAAACGCGTTACGATCGGTGGCGGTTGGAAGAAAAAATTATCTCTTTTTCGGCTCAGACAAGGGAGGAGAAAGTGCGGCGATCATCTACAGTCTGCTGGTCACCTGCAAACAGAACGAAGTGGAGCCGGAGGACTGGTTGCGCGAAGTGATCGAGAAGCTCAATGACTGGCCGTCGAACCAAGTGCATGAACTGCTGCCCTGGAACTTCTCGTCTGTAAAATAATCCTTACGCTACGTACTTCTCGGGGCGCTTACTGAAAAAGCAGAAACCAAAGGCGCGAAAGCCGCAAAGAACAGCGCTGCACAGGAAAACCCGGCACCGCTGGCAGACGTTATTGTGGCTGACGGTCAGGCGAATGAACCACGTCCGGCTGAAGACCCGGTTGCTGTACAGGGTGACGCCCCTGTCCGGCTGAACGTCAGGGCCGTGTCTGAAAACGGGTTCTGGCGCTGTGGCCGTTTCTGGTCACATATCGGTGAGGATGTGGCGGTGAGCGTTGCGGTTGCCACCCGCCTGATGGCAGAGCCGAATCTGATTGTCCGGGAAGCGGAGAAAGGCTGATGGGATACATCACGCAGGAAGACCTGTTACGCGCGGACGGCAATCTTGTCTGGAACATGGCGATTAACCGGGAAACCAACGGGCTGGATGAAGACAAAATCCGTCAGGCCATCAGTGATGCGGAAGCGGAAATTGATTCGTTTCTGTCCCGCCGCTACCAGCTGCCGCTGGGGGTGACGGAAATCCCGCGCCCGCTGCAACGCGTGGCGGTATCGCTGGCGTTTTACTGGTTATCAGAGCGTGACAATCAAATCACGGAGCTGATCCAGAAACGCTACGACGACGCCATTAAAACCCTGCGTGAAATGGCGAACGGCACCCGTGACCTGGGCCTGCCGACGTATGCCACCCCGGCAGAAACCGACAACGGGAAAATTATTGTGGTGGGTGCCAATGCCCGGCTGTTCACCCGTAACAACCTGAAAGGGGTGCTGTGATGGGGATTTCTGTACAGGTCAGCGGTGACCGGCGTCTGGAGGATATCCGCCGCGCCGTTGAAAAGCTGGCAGAGGGTTCATTGCAGTCAGAGCTGCTGGAAAGCATCGGTGCGGTGGTGGAATCACAGACCCGCCGCCGCATCATCGATGAGAAAACCAGTCCGGGTGGCGAACGCTGGCCGGACTGGTCTGACGGGTACAAAAAGACCCGCCACGGCAACCAGAGTCTGCTGCGCGGTGAAGGCCATCTGCTGGAGAGTATCCAGTACATCGTGGAAAACCGCGTGGTGCGTATCGGTTCACCGCTGGATTATGCCCGCATCATGAATGACGGCTTTTCCGGCAGCGTGCCGGTCAGCGCCCACAAACGGCTTATCTCGCAGTGTTTCGGGCGGGCGCTGAAATATCCGGTCTGGCAGACCGTCGGCGCACATCACCGCATGATGAACATTCCGCAACGTGAATTTCTGGGGCTGTCTTCTGCCAGCCAGCAGGAGCTGCAACAGGTTATCAGTCATTTCTGGAAGGAGGTTCTGCCATGACAGAACAACGCCCTGAACTGCGCACACCGGGGAGCACCGTTGCGGCCGCAGAGCACATTGTGGCCTGGCTGCAGACGGCCCTTCAGGGGGACACCCCTGACCGGGCTGACGTGGTGGAGCGTCACATCGGCCAGTTCAACAGCCCGGATGAAGTGAAACGCTATCTGTCCGGTCGCACCGGCTGTATCCGTGTCGCGGCCCTGCGTGTCCGGGATATCAACCCGCGCGGCGGGCTGTCCGGTCTGGTCACCTGGGTGGCTTACATCATGGCGACGGATTCGTGGGGGTATTCCCGCGACGTGCGCTGTGAAGTGCTGGCCGGAAAGGTGATCAAACGCCTGCTGTCGTCGGATGCCACAGCGGGCATGGGGGCTGAACGCATGGCTGCTGATGTGCGGGCAGACAACATTTACTCCGTCAGCCTCGACGGGCTGGGTGTCACCATGTGGGCGGTGACGTGGGAGCAGGAATTCCGGCTGGATGAAGAGATTGATCTCGCCGCGCTCCCGGATTTCCTGCGCCTCGGGGCGACACTGCGCAGCGGCGAACACACTGAAATTAACGACGTGATCCATGTACGGGGTGACGATGGAACAGAAACTGATTAAGCCAGCGCGGGAAAACGTCCGTGTCCGTAAACCGGATGGCGCACATTTATCCCCGGAAGAGGAACGTCTCTGAGGTGTACTGGCAATAGCGGACACTACCATTTGTTCTTTTTTTAAGCAGCCATCTGATGATATTTTTCCCTGAAGGCTGCCGGGGAGATATTCCCCAGACGAGAGTGACGACGCTGACGATTGTAGAAAATCTCAATGTATTCCCGTATTACTGAGATGGCTTCATCCCGGTTATTAAAACGATAGTGGCTCAGGCTCTCATTTTTCAGCGTTCCCCAGAAGCTTTCCATCGGAGCGTTGTCGTAACAGTTACCTTTACGCGACATTGATGTTTTCAGACCAAACTGCTCCTGTATGACCCGGTAATCGTATGCGCAGTACTGTGAACCTCGATCAGAGTGGTGGATTAGCCCGGCAGGTGGGCGCTGGCTCCTGAGCGCCATAAACAGGGCTTTACCTGTCAGCTCTTTTGTCATGCGCTCTCCCATGGCGTAGCCGACAATTTCGCACGTATAAACATCTTTGATGCCAGCGAGGTACAACCATCCCTCCTGTGTGGCAACATACGTCAGGTCCGCCACCCAGACCTGATTTGGTGCTGTAGGAGCGAACGTCTGGTTCAGCAGATTTGGCGCAACTGGCAGATTGTGGTTCGGGTTCGTAGTCGCTCTGAACTTGCGTTTCTGCTTACAGCGTAGCCTTAGCTCCTTACGAAGACGTGCCAGTCGGTCACGACCAACGATGATGCCATTCTCTGCCAGCTCCGTCTGGAGCCGCCGGGTTCCATATGTTTCGCGAGTGCGGATATGTGCCACCTTAATCTCCAGTTTTAGCCGCTCATCACTTTGTTTTCTGTCTGAGGGTTCATGCTGTACCCAGTTGTAATAACCGCTCCTGGATACACCAAATACCTGACACATCGCTTCAATGGGAAATTGTTGTCGCCATTGTTCGATTAACGCGTATTTTTCAGCGACTCCTGTGCAAAATACGCTGTTGCTTTTTTTAATATATCTCGCTCAAGGCGAGCTTCATTTAACGCCTTACGCAGTTGCAGAATTTCAGATTCCAGTTCAGCCACCGTGCGGGAACCAGGAGTACCGAGCCCTTTTCTGGCGGCGGTAACCCATTGTCCTAAAGTGCCTTCAGGAAGGGATAATCGGGAAGCGCCTTCACTGATCGAAAGTTGATTTTCAAGAACCGTTCTGACAGCTTCGGCTTTGAACTCTTTAGAGTAACGTTGGGTTTTTCTGCTCATTATTAGCTCCTTCTGATGCCATTCTATTTCAGGAAGGAGTGTCCGTTAAACTCAGGCTACCTCACTCAACGTCTGCGCTTACTGGCTGCGCCGTGAAGCCGAGGGAGATGTGGAAATAACCACACTTCCGAAAAATAACAACAAAACCAGAGGGAAAAAATAATGTCGCTGGGTTCCATTCCTGATGATATCCGCGTCCCGCTTGTCTGGATCGATATCGACAATTCACAGGCGCTGGAGGGTGCATCCGCGCAAAGCCGAAAAATTCTGGTCATGGGCCATGCGGTATCGTCCGGCAGCGCAGACGCCCTGTCACTGACCCGTATCACCAGTGACAGCCAGGCAGACCAGCTTTATGGCAAAGGGTCGATGCTGGCTGAAATGCTCAAAATGCTGCGTCGTGCCAACACGTACACGGAAACCTGGGCGATGCCGGTTGCCGCTCCTGAAGGCGCTGCCGCAAAAGCCACGCTGACCGTGCTGGGTACAGCGACCGAAGCCGGAACGGTGGCACTGCTGATTAACGGTGTGTCCGTTCAGGTGAGCGTGAGCGCCGGGGATACGAAGGAAAACATTGCAAAAGCCATTGCTGATGCGGTGACGAAAAAGCCTGCCACGCAGGTGGCCGCTGCGGTGAAGGATGATGCCACGGATACCGTGGAGCTGACCGTGAACTGGCACGGCGTCACCGGCAACGGTGCCGACGTTCGCCTGAACTACCACACCGGTGAAGCCTTCCCGGCAGGTGTGAAGGTGACCGCAACCGCGTTTACCAGCGGCACCGGGACACCGGAAATGGCAGACGCCGTTGCGGCCATCGGCCCGGAGTGGTTTACCGATATCATCGCCCCGTTCACCGACACGAAAAGCCTGAACACCCTGCGTGATGAACTGCTGAACCGCTGGGGGCCGCTCAAAATGATGGAAGCGCAGCTGTGGACGGCGTTTTGTGGCACGCACGGGGAAACCGGCACGTTTGGTGAAACCCGCAATGACTGGCTGATTAGCTGCATCGGCACCAACCTGTCGCCGCATCCGGCGTGGATGTGGGCCGCGTCATACGGCGCAACGGCAGCGTATCACCTTGCCATTGACCCGGCGCGTCCGCTTCAGACGCTGGTCCTGACCGGCATTCTGCCGCCTGCGCGTAATGTTCGCTGGGATATGCCGGAACGTAACCTGCTGCTGCATGACGGCATTGCCACGCACATGGTGGACGCCGGGGATAACGTCTGCATCGAGCGTGAAATCACCATGTACCGGGTTAACCAGTACGGTGATGCGGATGTGTCGTATCTTGATGTGCAGTCACCCGCCACGCTGGGCCGTATCCGTTACATCATTAAAAACCGTTTCTCGAACCGTTATCCGCGCCACAAGCTGGCGGATGATGACGTGCTGGACTCGCTGGATGCGGGGCAGCCGGTGATGACGCCGAAGCTGTGCACTGCAGAGCTGCTGGATATCTGCCAGACCGAACTTCTCCCGGCGGGCCTTGTGGAAAACTTCAGCGATTACAGGGACACGCTTCAGGTGACACGCGACAGCAGCGATAAAAACCGCCTGAACTTTATCTGCCACCCGAATCTGGTGAACCAGTTGCGTGTGCTGGCAGGCCTGATTCAGTTCAAGCTTTAAGGGGGCCACATGGCAAAAATTCTTGGCATGGCGACCATTCGCGTGAATGGCCGCGAAATTAAAACCGAGGGGAAATCCACGCTGAATCCGGGCGGCTTCAGCCGCACCCAGCATATGGGCGGCGGCAAGGTCTGGGGTATCTCCAGCAAGATGGCCTCGCCGTCCATCAAGGTAACCATTGCGGCGGCAGCGGATATGGACGTGATTGAAATCAGCAGCTGGGAAGATGTCACGGTGATGTTCTACGGCGACAACGGCCTGAACTACATGATGACGGGTTCCGCCACGGATAACCCGGCAGAGCTGGACGAGGATTCCGGCACCATCAGTGCCAACTTTATCGGTGAAAAATGCGTGAAGGTGTGACATGGCCGCAATGGAATTTGAACTGAAACACGGGCTTCTGACCGGCAAAGGCACGGCAGATGAAACCCTGCATAAAACCGTGAAACTGCGCGAACTGACCGCCAGTGATGTGATTGATGCGCAACTGGCCGCAGAACGCGTCGTCATGGGCGGGAACGGAAAGGCGGTGGCCTACTGTTCTGAGGTGCTGATGGGACTGGAGATGATGCGCCGTCAGGTTGCGTCAATCGGTAATATCCCCGGCCCGCTGGACATGAAACAGCTGCGAATGCTCCACCCGGCAGACCTTGAGCTTATCAGCACGAAAGCGGCTGTGCTGGATGACATGCTTGAGGAGGTGGCAACGCGGGGGCGAACTGATGCCGCTGGCGGCGGCACTGATGAACCTGCTGGTTAACCTGTCTTCGCGATTCAGCATTCAGTACCTGGAACAGCTGCCCCTGCGGCAGCTGTTCCGCCTGATAAAGCAACTGGAGAAACAGCATGGCAACAGGTAACCGTCTCAGCACGGAAATCATGATCAACCTTGCCGGGAACCTGACCGCCAAAGCCCGGCAGTACGGTGCAAACATGTCGCAGTTCGCCCGGAACAACCAGAAAGCCATGCGCCTGGTCAAAGCCACAACGGAGGCTGCCGGGCGCAGTCTGGATGCGCTTGGCAACCGCTACACGGCGATGATTGCCGGGTTCGGTGGTGGTATGACCCTTAAAGGCCTGACAGATTTTGATGCGCAAATCCGCCGTGCGGGTACAAATGCAAAACTGACCGATGAGCAGGTATCCCGTTTAAGAAAAAACATCCGGGAAACCGCCAGAATGTCAGACATTCGCCTCAGTGCCCAGGTCTTACTGGAAGGCCAGGATGCACTGTATGGCCTGACCGGTAAGCCGGAATTTGTTGAAAAAAACATCCGCAATCAGGGGCTGGCCACGCAGGCATTCGGGACTGCGCCACAGGATGCCGCGGCACTGATGGCACAGATGTCCGAAAAACAGATTGAAGCGCCTCAGGAGGTTGAAGGCATGTTCGACCGCTTCTACCACCAGTTTTCCATTGGTTCGGTTGGTGTGGATCAACTGGCGCGTGTATCAGCAAAACTGTTTTCGATTTATACCGGTGGTGGCAAAGAGGCGATGGCCCAGTTGGGGGCACTTGAACAGATGCTGGCAAAAACAACCGGCTCTGCGGATGAAGCGGTGACCGCGCTGAACAGTATCTGGAGTGAAGTCACCCGAAAAGACAATATCAAGTTTCTGAAAAGAAACGGGGTTGATGTGCTTGATCCTGTCACAGGAAAACCCCGTCTGCCTTATGACGTAATCAGAGACGTTGTCAGGCGGGCAAAATTTAATGAGCAGAACTTGCAGGATGTTTTCGGGGATACTTCCATGCGTGGATTAAGGGCACTGCTCAGTGAAGACGCCCTTCAGCTAACAGAAAAAATGATTTACGCCCCGGTTGAATCCGGTGCCATGAGAAAAGCTGCGGAGAAAAACGCCCGGAGTTTTCAGTCTGCGATGCAGTCCCTGAAGAATGAATATGAGGTTTTTGCTGAAAAAAATCTGGCAAAACCCGTTCAGGACCTGGCGGATGCCATCAACAGCGTGGACCAGAACTGGTTGCAGGTCGGTAAATATATGGCAATTGCGCTGGGTGGCATTATCGCCGTACGTAAGACGTACAAGCTCGGTAAAACCATCCACGACATCATGAATCCCAAAGGGAAAGGCAAAGGGATACCCGGCGGTATTACGGATGTTTTCGGCTCCGGCGTGATGCCGGTGTATGTGGTCAATATGGGCAGTGGCGGGCTGAAGGGTAATACCGGCGGTCTGCCGGATGCGCCGGATTCATCGCGCAATCCCCGTAACCCACGCAATCCACGAGGTTCGGGTAACCGTGGAGGAAAGACAGGTAAAGGCGCTGGCATCATTGCCGGTGCTCTGGAGTTTTACGATTTTCTGACCACGCAATATGCCCTACCAGGTGAGGTTGACAGCCTTACAAAATTCGTTGCCGGTGATGCCAGCGCCAGCCCGTGGGAGCGCGAGTTCGCTCAACAAAGCCAGGATAACCAGAAAGCGCTCGAGTCCGTCTGGCGTAAGGTAACGGACTGGTTTAATTCGCTGGGTGACAAGAACATTGCCGACCCGCGACCGTGGGCAGGTATGCAACCCACACAGAATTATCCTTTCCTTCCGCAACAATTGCAGGGGGAAATCCGTGTGGTGGTGGAAGGTGATGCCCGCGTGAAAAGCGTCAGAGTGGATCAACCCGGCGTCAGACTCAGTGCGCAGGCTGGCGTCACCAGCGTGGAGCAGGGTTAATGACAACGAGCAACGGTAAATGGGACGGGCTGCGCGACGCCTCGTTTCGTGGCGTCCCCTTCTTTCTGGTGGATACGGAGGGCACCGGTGGTCGTCGTGCCATTCCCCGTGCTTATCCCCGGCGTGAAACCGCCTGGACGGATGATAACGGGGCCGTTCCGGGGCAACAGCAGATTAACGCAAAGCTGCCAGGTAAAAACTTCCGGGATGATTTAAACGCCCTTTTAGATGCGCTCAATACCCCCGGCCCCGGCGAGCTTGTCCACCCGTGGTTCGGGATACAGACCGTACAGGTTGGCAAGGTCACCCATCGCCTCTGCACGGAGGAAGACGGCATTGCGTATGTCACCTTTGAAGTGTTTGAGGCAGGCGAGCGCCTGTTCCCGTCTGCGGCGGATAACACGCAGCAGGAAGTGCTGACAGGCATTGATGCGGTGAAAGCCGCCATTGACGATGGCGACTGGTTCGGCGCACTCGACGGGCTGGGTGACATGGCCGACAGTTTTCTGGCCGATATGGAAAACCTTGTGGCTAACCTGCCCACGTTACCGGCAGCACTGAATCAGTGGATGGACAGGCTGAAGCATTTTAAGGCGATGGCCGGAACCCTCATTGCCACACCGGGGCGTCTGGTCAGTGAGCTGTCAGCACGGGTGGAAGATATTGCGGGCCTTGTGACGGAACCACCCGAAGCACTGGCGGTTTACACGACATTACGCAACCAGTGGGCCGGAGAACGTGCCAGGCAGATTGCCACCGGCGCACTGCCGGAAGATATCACCGTGAAGCCCGGCAGCGTGGCAGACGGCAACCCCGGCTTTGCCATCGGGCTGTCACCGGATTATCAGCCGGTATCTGACAGCCTGCAAAAGAACATTGACGACTTCCGCCAGGTGGTTGTGCTGGGAGCCCTGCTGGGACAGGCCAGTGCCGTAGCCTCGATGACGTTCGATACCCGTGATGCGGCGTTATCTGCCGGTGACACGCTGGCGGCTGAACTGCATGAGCAGGCGGTTGCGGCGGTGGAAAACAACCAGCGGACATTGTGGCGAACGCTGCGCGATTTACGGCAGGCCGTGATTACGGATGCCCGCGAGCGTGCCGCCCGTCTGCCGGAAACCCGGCAGGTGACGCTGACCACAACCACCTCTGCCGCATTGCTGGCATGGCGCGAGCATGGTGACACACGCCGACGGGATGAAATCGTGCAGCGTAACCGCCTGCGTCATCCGTCATTCATCCTGCCGACGCAACCTGTGGAGATCACCGACTGATGGAATCCGTGATTCTTACCGTTGACGGCAAACTGTGGGAAGGCTGGACGGAAATGTCCGTCAGCCGTTCCCTGAAGGCGATTGCCGGTGAGTTTGAACTCAGTGTGACAACCCGCTGGTCAGCGGCGGCACCGCGCGTGATTCGTGAGGGGCAACCCTGCACGGTCAGGCTGGGCGCGGATACCGTGCTGACGGGGTATATCGATGATTTTATTCCCGGCTATGAGGCTGAAAACGTGGAGATTCGCGTCATGGGGCGCGATAAAACCGGCGATCTGGTGGACTGCTCTGTGGTGCATTCGTCCGGGAAATGGAAAGGCGTGCGGCTTGAACAGGTGGCGGCTGATGTCTGCCGCCCGTTCGGGATAACCGTCATCACGGAAACCCCGACCGGGGAGGCATTTGCGTCTGTCGTTCTGGAACAGGGTGAAACGGGCTTTGAACTGCTCGACCGGCTGGCAAAACAGCGCGGCGTTCTGCTGACGTCTGACGGCGCGGGTAACCTGATTATCACCCGCGCCTCTTCCGTTCGCGCGGGCGTGTCACTGGTGCTGGGAAAAAATATCCTCGCCGCCCGTGGGCGCTTCAGCTGGCGGGAGCGTAACAGCCAGTACATCATCAAGGGCACCACCAGTGCCCGTGGCAAACTGTGGGACAGCCAGCCTGCCCCGATGGTGGGCGGTCGCCAGTACATCACCGAAGCCCCGGAAATTAACCGTTACCGCCCGCGCATTCTGGTCAATGAAGACAGCCTGACCGTGGGCGGGGCCAGCATTCGCGGGGAATGGTACAAAGCCCGGATGCTGGGAGAGTCCCGCACGACGGAAATCACGGTGGCAGGCTGGCGCGAACAGGGCGACAGCGGCCCGCTGTGGCAGACCAACCGCCTTGTCGATATCGACGACAGCATTCAGAACCTGAAAACCACCTGGCTGATATCCGGGGTGACATGGACGGATGGCGCACAGGGGAGGATGACGGTTCTGGCGCTGGTTCCGCCTGAATCACTGGACATGCCGGAAATGAAAGCGAAGACGAAAAAAACAAAGGCGGTGGCCACATGGGATTAAACGCAATTGCCCGCCGCCTGCGACTGATGGTTGACCGCGCTGTTGTCCGCCTGGTGTCTGACGGTCTGGCACGGCAGAACCTGCAAATTCAGACGCTGGCAGATGCCACCGATGACGACGTGGAACGCTTCCAGAACTACGGGTTTACGTCCGTTCCGCCGGAAGGTTCTGAAGCCATTGTGCTGGCCGTTGGCGGACGGCGTGACGGGCTGGTTGCCATCGCGGTGGAAGACAAGCGATGTCGCCCGAAAGGACTGTCCCCCGGCGATGTCAGGGTGTATCACCGGGACGGCAAATCACACATCACCCTGAAGGAAAACGGCGTCATTGAAATCACAGGAGAACAATTAGACTTTTCAGGGAAAACGGTAAATCTCACTGCCGACGAACTGCTGAATATTATCGGTAAACAAATGAAATTCGTCGGTCCCTGTGAATTCACTGAAGATGTCAGAATCAAGGGTAAATCATTCAGCGAACACATTCATAAGGACGGCGACAATGAGAATACATCACCGCCCGTATGACAACAGAAATCCGCTGGAATAACATGCTCTCACGGGGTGACATCACCGTCACCCATAACGGCCTCTCACGAGATGAGGGGCTGGTCACTCAGGTTCTTATCTGCCTTTTCACCGATGCCCGCGCTGATGACGATGATGTCATTCCTGACGGCTCCGGCGACCCGCGCGGCTGGCCGGGCGACACGTACAGCGATTTTTCGTGGGGTTCCCGCCTGTGGCTGCTTGAGCGTGAAAAGCTGACGGAAGATGTCCGCCTGCGCGTGGAAGATTACGCGCGGCTGTCCATGCAGCCGCTTCTGCGTGCCGGTTACGCCCGTAACGCCACCGTCACGGCCAGCATCATCATTCCTGACCGTATTGCCTTTCTGGTGGTGTTAACCCGCCCGGACAAAACCACACTCAGAATCGAAATCACCCGTCGATGGGAGGCCACCATTAATGCCGTATGAAATCCCCACGCTGGGCAAACTGATTGCCGACGGCGAAAAAGATATTGCGTATGAACTCGGCCTGCAAAAGCTGCCGCCTGTCAGTGTTGAGCAGGCGCTGAACGTGTCATTCAGCAGTCAGGTCCGGGATTTATACGACCATCAGAGCTGGATTAAGGACCAGATAATCCCGTCCACCACGTCTGATGATGAAACCATTATCAAAACAGCAAAGTATGAAGGGGTTATCCGCAAGCAGGCCACCTTTGCCAGCGGGCGGGTGACCTTCACCAGTCAGTCCCCCCTTCCGGCAGAAACCCGGATGCAGTCCGACACGAACCAGGTGTATCAGGTACTCACGTCCGGCGAGGTGCAGGACGGCGAGGTCACCGTCATCGTGCAGGCTGAAGAAGCCGGTGTGGCGGGCAATCTTGCTGCCGGTGCCGTACTCACCCTGCTGTCCCCGCTGCCCGGAACGGCCAGCACAGGCGCGGTGGCTGAAGGTGGCATCACCGGTGGCGCAGACACTGAATCCATCGCAGCGCTGCTGGACCGTCTGCTGTATGTGCGCCGCAATCCACCGACAGGCGGCGCGTTGCATGACTACGTGATATGGGCGCGTGAAGTGCCGGGCGTCAGCCGCGCGTGGGCGTGGGATGCATGGCACGGCCCCGGCACGGTCGGGCTGGCATGGCTTTATGATGACCGGGAAAACATCGTGCCAACCCGCGAAGACCTGAAGACAATGGAGCAGTATCTGTTCTGCCACAAACACCCGGCCACGGGCGTGATGGTGGGTAAACCGGGCGGCATTGAGGTCTGGCCGGTACAGGTCAGGCTGAAGAAAGTCAGCATATCCATCCGTCTGACACCGGACAGCCTGGCGAACAGGAGCGCCGTCCGGGCAAACCTGACCGCGTTACAGAAGACACTGGCACCCGGTCAGACGCTGCCGGTGTCCTCGCTGCGCACGGCCATCGGTATGACGTCCGGCATCACGGATTACTTCCTTAACATCGGGGAGGACACCACCAGTGATGTGGATGAGCTTATCACCATCGGGGAGGTGACATGGCTCACAGCGTGACGGAATGGCTGGCCGCACTGCAACAGGTCATGCCACGGGGTAAGGCATGGCCGCGTGATAACGACGCGGATTTAAACCGCTTTTTAAGGGCGCTTGCAGAACGTTTAAACCGCACTGAATACGACGCCTCGCGTCTGCATGTGGAGATGCGACCGGAAACCACGCTCCGGCTGCTGCCGGAGTGGGAGCAGTATCTGGCGCTGCCGGAATGCGGAATTGCCCCCACCACCAGGGAAGCCCGCCGCCGTGCCGTGGTGGAGAAATACCGTCGCAGGGGCGGGCTGGCAACCTGGCAGACTGAAGCCGCAGCAGCGGCGCTGGGCTTCACCATTAAGGTGACAGCCGTTCTGCCGCACCACTGTCTGCGCGACTGCATGTATCCGCTGCATCCGGCGCGGTATCGCTGGATGCTGAAAGTGAACGTCCCGGGTAAAGATGCCGGGCGGTTTACCTGTATTGATGGCGTCATGACACCATTAATCAGCGAACGCACCCGTGAGCTGGAATGCCTGCTGAAGCATTACCGGCTGGCGGGCACGGAATATGAATATTATTACACCGGAGAATAATTTATGTTTTATGTGGATAACCCGACGGGTGTGCCGGTAATGCCACCTGTCGCGGCTGAATTAAGCAAAACAACGCTTTATTTCACCGAAGGCGGGAACGGTATTCCGCCCACGTATCCGGGGCCGGACTGGTTTAATATTATTCAGTCTGAATTACTGGAAATACTCCGGCAGGCAAATATCAAACCGGATAAAAACACAACCGACCAGATTATGACAGCGCTGAAAAAACTGTTTATTACGAACAGTGGTTCAGCCGGAGCTATTGCCGGATTAACCGGTCAGAATAATATGTTCCCGTATTTTACCGGCAAAGACACAATGGCATTAACGCCGCTCAGTGCTTTTGTTCGCGGTATTCTCGGGAAAAACAGCGCCAGTGAATTTATTAAAGCAATCGGCCTGTCACCAGACATCCTTTTATCAAAAGGACCGGTGACAGCATTAAGCAGTACAGCACAGGGCAATGCAGGACTTCAGATGTATGAAGTGTACAACAACGGCTATCCCACAGCTTATGGCAATGTTCTGCATCTGAAAGGCGCGGCAGCATCTGGCGAAGGCGAACTGCTGATTGGCTGGAGTGGCACGAGCGGTGCACATGCTCCGGTTTATATTCGCTCAAGGCGTGATACCACCGATGCAGTCTGGTCTGAATGGGCGCAGGTGTTTACATCAAAAGACAGCTTCAACGCAGCATCCGCCACAAAACTACAGACCCCAAGCAAAATTAACGGTACGGCATTTGATGGCACCAGAGATATCACCATCAGCAGCACCGATTCTGGTGCAGTACGTGATTTCAGATACACCAGCGAAGTGTTTCACAATCCCGGTGGTAACGAAATTTCCTGGGTATTCCGCGCGCCTTCAGGGTGTATTTTGTCAGGTATTAACGTTCAGGAAACTGGCAAAAGCTCTGCGGATAACATCGGGGGTGTGTATTACAAACAAACTCAGATTTATATCAATGGCGGATGGCGCACGGTATCCGGCTAATTAAGGAGAAAATAATGGAACTCAGAAACGTCACGCGTTATTACCCGGAAGAAATGCCTTATGGTGAAAACATTCAGTATTTCCGCAGTGAAGACGGACAGGATTTTTATGAATCACTGGATAAATTCACGAAGAAATACAAATTATGTATTCACCCGGAAACCGGCGTGATTTATTCAATGGCAGAAGACGTGTCCCGTCTTTATCCTGTTGGTTTTACCATTGTGGAAGTGGATGAGCTGCCGGAGGGTTTTGACATCGAAGCCAGCTGGTATTACCGGGATGGCGAAGTACTGCCAGTTCCTGTTGATTATTCGAAACTGGCAGAAAAGCAACGTCAGCGCTTGCTGAATGAAGCAAAGGAAATCACTTCCGACTGGAAAACCAAGCTGGAGCTGGGCACCATCAGCGACGATGACAAAGTCCGTCTTACGCAGTGGATGGAATATATCAAAGCGGTGAAGGTGCTGGATTTAAGCACTGCTACCGATGAAATCTCCTTTGATGCCATCAACTGGCCGGAGCGTCCCGATGCCGCAGCTTAAAGGTGTGATTAAAACGCCCACGGGAGAACCGCTGGGCGGCGCAACAATTACACTGACCTCCCTGCACAACCGTGCAGGGATTCTGAAAGGCGTTTTCAGCCACGTCACCACACAGAGCGGGGAGTATGACTTCCCCGTTCTGCCGGGCGTGTACAGCGTTCGCCTGACACAGAGCGCACAACGCCTTTCAGAAATCGGTGTCATTCGCGTTTATGAAGATTCAGCGGACGGTTCGCTGAATGATTTTCTGGGCGCAACTGATATTGACCTGTGTCCGGAATCCCTGAAGAAATTCGAAGAGCTGGCGCAACAGGCGCAGCAGAGTGCCGGGGCCGCAGCCGGAAACGCACAGCAGACGGCGCAGGATGTGGCGGCAGCCGCAGCCGGACAGAGCGCACAGGATGCCGCAGGTTATGCCCGCGCAGCAGAACAGGCCAAAAATGACATTGATGCTGCGCTGACCGGCACTCTGAAAATGGCTAACCATCTGTCAGAAATCGCAGCAGCAGGCGAAAAGGCACAACAGAAGTCCCGGGATAATCTGAGGCTGAAAAGTGCGGCCACGATGGAAGCACAGAGCGACATTTACGACCGGACAAAAGGCCGTCTGGCGATACCCGGCGCATTCGGCTTTGGGTGTGCTTTTCTGCCTGAAGATGTTATCCGTTTTGACACTAAGAGTGATTTCCTGGCCTGGGTAAGGAATGCGCTGCCAGGTGAATATTCCGTTGCTGGCCCCTACGGCATCATCATACCCGACACACGGTTTGAAGGGGGGCTCAGCATCCGGTGGACTGATGCACGCCCTGAGACAAGGGAACCGCGGTACAGAGCCAAATCCCTTACTTTTTACGGCATTAACGGCCCCATTTATCACACCCGCTACTGCTACTGGCCCATATCCAGACTGACTGGGTGAAAATAAATATAGCCACAGAAGATATTATTTACAGAATCGTGGCGAGCTCTGTCCGCAACAGATGGGGAGACCCTGACATTGGCGGGCTGATTATTGCTGCGTACCAGGGAAAAGCTGACGGTGATAAAGACATCAGACTTGTCAGGGGGCGGTCATACAGAGGCTCACGACTGGGACCGGTGGGGATTTCAGCGCCCTGTACTCCCACCGGAACGCATATAGTATACCCACAATATTTCATTACGGGATGTTCAGAGCATTCATTACCGGGGTCATATTGCGCCCTGTCCGGGGTGCCGGATACATATGTCTCTGGCGCAATGCCCGGGCTTTTTATTCGCACATCGTGAGGAATGCACTGTGGAAATTAAAAAAATCATTAATCCCCGTTATACCGAAAGTGGCGCAGTAGACTGTGACGTTTTTTTTGACGACAGGGACCAGGCAGTCCCCTACACAGCCACCGCTGATGATGTCGCTTCGACGGGTCAGCAAATCTGGCAGGAACTGCAAAGCGGCAAATGGGGTGAGATAGCCCCATTCACTGTGACACCAGAAATGCTGGAAGCGGCCAGAGAGGCCAGACGTCAGGGAATTGAAGCATGGCGCACAGAACAGGAGGCGAAGCCGTTCACGTTTGAATGGAACGGTCGTATCTGGAATGCTGGCCCCAACTCACTGGGCCGCCTTTATCCGGTGGTAATGGCTGCGAAATCGTAAGCGCCCCGAGAAGTACGTAGCGTAAGGATTATTTTACAGACGAGAAGTTCCAGGGCAGCAGTTCATGCACTTGGTTCGACGGCCAGTCATTGAGCTTCTCGATCACTTCGCGCAACCAGTCCTCCGGCTCCACTTCGTTCTGTTTGCAGGTGACCAGCAGACTGTAGATGATCGCCGCACTTTCTCCTCCCTTGTCTGAGCCGAAAAAGAGATAATTTTTTCTTCCAACCGCCACCGATCGTAACGCGTTTTCACCGATGTTGTTGTCTATTTCCACCCAGCCGTCACGACAGAACTCGTTCAGCGCATTCCAGTGATTCAGGATATAGTCGAACGCCTTCGCCATCTCCGCATGTTTCGACAGCGTTTCCCTCTGCAACTGTATCCAGTCGTACAACGACTGCATCAACTGGACGCTTCTGGCTTTTCTGACTGCAAGCCGTTCCTCTGCCGGACTGCCACGTATCTCCGCTTCTATGTCGTATAACTCTGCTATCCGTCTGAGCGCTTCCTGAGTCATTTCTGTCGGACGGCGCACATCCTCGTCATGGA